ATCTCCACTACCTTCATAATGCACTACAACTTTTTTAATACCATGATTAACTAAGCCAAACATTATATTATCTAAATCATTTTTATCCATAACTTTTTATTTTATTCTGCATATTTCCATTCAAAACCACCACAAGTTTTAGTTTTTCCAGTTAAACAAAGACTAAGAGAAGATTGGTCTACATTGTTTTTTAATGCGGCATCATTCAGGGAGTTATAAGCAGAAATTGTTTTGCCTTTGTATTTTTTTAAAACTACTTTATATTCTGTAGAACCATTCACATTCATGTGAATATCACCAATTTTTTTCAATGCAACTCTGCTACCTTTTAACTCTTTGAACTGTTTATTGTTTGCTTGATGTTGTTTATTGTTTAAACATGAGTGAATTGAGGCCTGTGGTAATTTCAATTCATCTTCTAATTGCTTATATGTTGTTACATCAAACACTTCTAATAAATGACCTTCAAGGTCATACATTGCTATCTTCATAACTTTTTATTATTTAAACTTATATTATTTAAATTTATAGAAACGTCCCAATATGTTTCCATTTAGGAATTCTTCTTTCTCAAGCACTTCATATTTAAATTGATGCTTTACTTCTTGATAAGTCAATTCTGTTGCTGAGTAGCAAATCATTAGAATTTCCCTTTTAATTTTACATCCAGCTTTATGAGCTTCTTTTAATTGTTGATTACTACTATGGTAAGCCATAAAGTTAGGTTTAACTACCCTAGTGTATTTCTTTAGTCTTTTATCAGTAGTTTGAGCTAATGCTTTTTTACCCATAGGTTTCTTGATATTAGCAAAAAAGTTCTTCTTACCAATATAAGCATAGCTATTACCATTTAATATTACTGACATATGATATACAAAACCAATTGCTCCTTCAGGAATATTAGATTCTGTAAACACTTTATTTTGGTATACCCACATTTTATTTTTTTTTATATTTCCAAACAAACCCTTTATATACTAATATTTTATTTTTACAACATTGAATAACTTTATCTTGATTAAATTCATTTAATAATTCTACATCTTTAACTTTATCCCATTCTTTTATTAAAATACCATCTAAATCATATTGAAGTATTGGTTTTGACTTTAAGACTCCTCTTGCATGTTTTTGCTCATTTGTCCAAATTACACCTTTAGCTAATTGAGTACCTTTCATTTTTTCACTTAAACTTTTTAAATATGTTTTTGAAAAATTTTTAGGTTTACCTTTACTAGCTATACTCATTTTTAGTTTAGATTCTTCAGAATGTTTTCTACCTTTCATAGTCTTAGACATTTTTAATCTAACCTCTTTAGAACGTGTTACACCAATATTGCTTTCAGCCTTTTTTCTAATATTATATTCAGGTTTTAAATTGTCAATATACCATTGCTCCCTAATAATTAAAATATTTAATGCACATTCTTCAATAAGTTTAAATATAAAAATATCTTTTCCGTATTTATTAAATGCATTTTGCAAATGTTTATTAGGATGTTTATTTTTACTTAAACTCCATTTATGATTTGTAAACCTTTTGCTTATATTGCTAGAACTTCCAATATAGCACTTATTATTTTTTAAATTTGTTATTTTATATATTCCTATCATACTCTAAAAGTATAATATTTAATTCATATTTACAACACTTTACCTTTATATATCCAACTCATAATTTTAAAATTTAAGCATCACCCTGTGGTATAATATTGCTACGTTCTTGTATAAATTTACCTGAGAATACCTCAGTTAATGTTTCTTGTACATTGATACCACCTTCTCTTTCAATAGTCTCTATCAATAATACTACTGCATATATAAGATGTGCAGGAGTAACTCCACTTATGTTTAAACTTGTAGTAAACTTTTCTGGTAACTTTTTATCAAACTCATAATTTATTTTAATCTTACCTTTCATATAGTGTTTTATTAAGTAATATTAATACTTCTTCTTTTACTTTTTCAATACCGTGCACTTTAATAGCATCTGATACATCTTTCTCCATATCAAGAATAATAAAATCAAGATTATATCTTTCTTTATATTTCTTCATAGAATTAATACCTGCTTCATCATTATCAAATAATACACATATCTTTTTATATTTCTCTTTAAGTTTATTTATACTCTGCTCTTTAATCATAGTGTTTTCACTATCCGGAGCAATGCATTCTATATCCTTAAAGCCAAGTTTATTAAAAGCCATTATATCTTTCAATGAAGAAGTAATAACTAAATAATCTACTGTAAGTGATAGTTGTTGTGACCCTTGTATATGATTAGCTAACTTTAAGAATTTTTTATTCATATTCTTAGGCTGATAAATCTTATACAGTGTGCCATCTTTTTTGAAATAACCATACAGATTTAAACCTGTAATGATAATCTCAGATGTAGTACCATTAAGTTCAAGTCTGGTCATCTTATAATACTCTAATGCAGATACGTTATATGCTTCTAACATCTTAGAGCCAATGTGATATTGTCCCCAGTATTTCTGATCAAAGTTGGACCAATGTCTAATAGTATAATCAGTTACTTTATAATTTTCATAAGTTTTAATTTCAGGAGCCTTATAAGGTTTATGATCATCTAAGTATTTAACATAGTCATTAACTATCTTATAAGAAACTACTCCCCTATCTTTAATACCAAATATATGTTGTACTAATGCTATAGAGTCTCCTTGATAACCTGATGAAAAATCTTTAAACTTATATGTCATTGTTGCAGCATCCATATAAATAATCATTGATGGAGTCTTTTCAGTTTTAAATACAGATTTAATCTTTATCTGCTGTCCGTCTAATTGTTCAGTAAGATTTAAATAATTCTCAAAGATCCAGATTGTTGGTACATCCTGGAATCTAATCACATTTTTAGTTGAAATCATATCTTTTAACTTTAATTAAAAAGGGAGCCCATTTCCTGACTCCCCTTTAAACTATTGTTAGTCTAAATCAAAGTCTGAGCCAACCTTAGTTGATACCTCAAAATCATCTTCACCAAAAGCTTCTACTTTCTTAGCTTCTAATTTTTTAAGATGTAGAGCTTCAGAATATAGTAACTGTTTACCAGATCCAAGTTTAGCATATGCAAAACCATCTCTAGAAGATTTTGGCAAATATAAGTCATAATTTGTATAACCCGTTTTACCTTCATATTCTTTTCCTGCAATACAGAAATCTAAATACTTATCTTGATAAGGTGCTGTTTTATCAAATGCAGTGATGAACTCTTCAATTGTATTATGTTTATTATCTTGAGCATCAAACCAATCTACTATGTCTAATGTAGTACATAATGATTTAATAAATACTAATATACTATTATCTCTAGAGATTTGTACACCTGATTTAGTTACTCCATCTGCAAATGCATATTGACCAGATTTTACTCTACCAATTTGACCTTTGTAATGACCAGCATCTGGATTTTCTTTATCCAACATGAATCCTTCAAATCCTTCAAGAGGTTCAGTCTCAACATTAAGCACTAAACTTATACCACCTGGAATAAATTTAAAATCTTCACCTACTAAACTATTAAGTTTTAATTTGTGATTACCTGGAGTAATTGTTTTAGGTATTCCACTTCCACCTGTTCCTACATCTTTTGTTCCAATTGCCATTTTTCTTATTTTTTATTTATTATTTATATACTTCATCCCAGTGAGTAACTATTTCACCTTGTTCATTAATTTCACTTAATACTATTTCTGCATTTCTTAAATGATCTGGTCTAGCACCACAAGTAGTTGCATCATTAGTTTTAAAGTTTAATATTACTTTATTACCTTTTCTACTCATGTAACCTATTGCATCTGCATTGGCACACAATAAACTTTTTATTTTTCCAGTTAAATCTATATTAGCAGCCATAACTAGTTCACCTTTATCATCTATTTGTGCATCTTTAATATGACCAGCTAGTATAACATGCTCAGCAAGAGTGTCAATATAATTTAATACCTCAAAAAATGCTAGCCTCATATACATGTAACCACTACCATTTGGAAGAGTTAATACATTATCCCCATCAAAGTTTTTACCCATTGGTGTATTTTTGTATTTCTTTAAAGCCAACACATCAACCATTTCTTCTAATGCAGTTACAGTATCAATAGTAATAAACTTATAAGGTTTACCAGCTTCAATTACTTGTTTACCAATTGCTAGCAACTCTTTAAGATTATTTGCTTTAACCTTTAATGCATCTACATAATCAGTCCCATTCTCCAAATCAATAATTAAATTATTTTCTAATGCTGCAAAAGCGGTAGTTTTACCTGTCTTTGGCTTAGAATAAATAACTAATCTTTTTGGATTGACTCTTGTTGCACTCACTTTCTTAGTGGGCAATACTAATCCTTCACTCATAATTTTTTACTTTAAAATTTCATTCAACCATTTTTTATTACTTACTGGCTTCTTTAATAGAATGGCAGCTAGATCTCTTACAGTTAAACTGCTTAAAGGAGCATCTAAATCTGAATCCATTAAATCATCAAAATCAGGAAATAATCCTTGCGTTTCAGTACTCTTAGTTTCAGTTTCAGTTTCAGGTTTAATTTTTATCAGTTCAGATACAGGAATTAGATATCTTACATGCCCATTTGCATTAGCATCTGTAGTTTCATACTCCTCATCATAAAATGAATTATAACTCCATTTATACAGTGTT